GGACTCATTAAAAGAGATCTAGATCCAAGAGCACGAGGACCAGCTTCAGATCTACCTTGGAACCATCCAATAATCTTGTTATCCTCAAGATACTTGGCAACTACTTCACATAGTTCATCAAAATCTTTATACTTAATATATTTAATTTCTCCTATATTTTTTAAATCCTTAAATCCTATTGCTTCTTCAATCTCTTTATCATTATAAGATTTACCTAAAAGAGCAATATTGTGTGGTATTTCAATCTCATATTTAAGTCTATATGATGCCCAAGCTGCTGCTCCAAAATGAATACCTGAATCATTAGTATTGGGTGGAATATGTATATTCTTGAATAAAGGTCTTAATTTATCATTAGCAGTAATATTTAAAAAACAACCACCAGCAAAACACACATCATCCGTAAGATAATCATCTCTAAGTTCTTTAATTAAATATGTAAGAGACTCTTCATAATACTTTTGTACAAAGAAAGCCTTATCTGCTGGAGAAATTTTCATTTGTAACATATTTTCAACAACTCCACCAGTAGGATGAAAATTTATATAAGGAAGACCCATTTCATACCTATCAATTTCAAATGCATCTAAAGCATCTAAAGGAGATGCTGCATAAGGTCTAGTATTTTCTGTACAATACTGAAGAAAATCATATTTGTTATCTTTACCATAGGCAGACAATCCCATTACCTTACCTTCACAATTCAAGAAATCCTCAAATCTTTTTTTACGATCTCCTTCTGGTTCATCACTGTAAATATCATCTTGTATATGAAGTGCTATAGCTCCATAAAACTGACCAAAAACATTAGTTCCTGAAAACGAACCCCATGATGGCATCCTAAAAAATCTGAATATTCTTTTCTTTTTATCAAAATATCCAATACTATTATGTTCACCTTCAGGTGTATTGGCTAAATTAAAGTTCCACATAGAACTTCCCATTCCATCTAGTGTTAAAAAACTACCACTATTAAAAGGAGAAGTAAAAACAGCAGAGGCAGCGTGACATAGATGATGACCAACAAACCATACTTTAGCATTGGGAAAAAGACCCTTAAGTTTTTGAGATGCAATTTTATTAATCATTTGAAAATTGCAGTCTTCTACACCCGTAGGTGCAAAACATACTACATCAACATCTTCTTTAGTAAGATCTCCAAGACAATAATCTATTGCGTTTAATGGCAATCTTCCATCGTGTTTTAATCTAGATACCCGTTCTTCATCAACACTTCTAATATGTTTTCCGTCTACAAATAAAGTGCATCCAGCATCATGAACTGTATCTTCATATCCACCTGTATTTGCCCAACCACCTGCACCAGCAGCATCTAAAGAACCGTGTATGCCAATAATATTCATATTAATTTATTCTGGATTCAATTATTATAACACATTTATGAAGGTTTTGTCGGCCAAGCAGAATGTGAATGATTATCTGCTAATGCTTTTGCAGTTAAATTAGAATTTGCTTCTATAGTTGCTGGAAGATCTCTTAATGCTTGTCTATATGTTTGCCACTCAGTTTTTTTATCTGCTGCAAGTGTAACATCATCCAAACGAGTCCAATCACTAACAGAAAGCAACCAATTTCTATAATCCTTTACCTCAGTTAAATGATCTCTTGCTGCTTCCATAGCAGCAGTTGCAAGAATTTGTTCATTTGCATGATCCGTTACTGCTTGTTGCCATATACCTATTTCAGTAATCTCCTCATTCCATTTTTTATCTCCATTTCCATCTACAGCATCTTCTTCATATTCAATAAAACCTTTTCCTTTAACAGTGTCAAAACACATTCCATGAACATCTGATGGAATCCATGAAAGATCAACATGAGTACAAGGATGTACTGCAATATTGTCAACAACTATGGTTTTATCTGATGGAATAACGTTTAATCTCATTCTTCTATGTCCGTTACATTATGTATTGTCTGTCTAGATTGCATTAATCTTTCTTGAGCTTTTAATTCCAATTCTCTTTGATATATCTCTTGTGATTTCATAGTCGATTTCACAGTTTCATTTCTAAATGATTCAATAGCAGCACCAGTTTGTCTTTGTTGATTTGAATTTTCAATCAACATTAATGGCAACCAAGTAACAGCACAACCCCAATCATCAATTTCTTCTCCTGTTTGTGGATTGATTCCACGAACTTGAGTAAACCAAGAACATTGTAATTGTATACAATCCTTACCAATTAAAGGGCAGAACTTACCTGCTTCAATCTTCATTATATTAAACCTTTGTTTATATTATAACACATTATTTAACTCTTTGTACATATTATAGCATCAACATACTGAACTGCAGTATTTACAGTATCACTACCACTAATACTAACAGTATCACTATCACTGATGGTTACAGTATCACTACCACTGATGTTTACAGTATCACTACCAGCGTGAGTGAAGTTAGATCCATTAATATAATACATTATAACTGCGTGTGTATGAGGGTCACCACTACCAGTACTATTAACACTAGGTTGTCCTGAAGAACCTGCATTTTGAGTATCTACAAATCCATGTTGTCCACCAGAAGTACCAATTGGATTATGATATTGGTGTTGGTGTGCTGCTAACTGAGCAGTTGTTAACCAAGCTTGAGTGGTTGTAACATACATTACCTGTGTTCCACCGCAAGTACCACTGATGTATACAGTATCACTACCACTGATGTTTACAGTATCACTACCACTGATGTTTACAGTATCACTACCACTGATGGTTACAGTATGATTTTGGAAAGCACTAGTAAATGATTGACTACCACCAGATGACGCAGATCCACTTACAACTCTAAGTGCTTTATTATTATGTGATGTTGATTTTGTCCATCCAGTAGGAGCACTAGATTGTACAAATAACATAACAGCTCCAGAAGGAACAGATGGATTAGCTGCACTACCTTCTTGACCCTTTTGACCTTTTATTTCATCACCCTGCTCTCCTTTTTGTCCTACACCAATATCACCTTTCTGACCCTTGGTAGGTGTTCCTTCTTCACCCTTTTGACCTACCCCAACCTCACCTTTTTGTCCTTGATCACCTTTGCTTCCTGGTTCACCTTTAGTAGAATTATCTTGTCCTAGTTCACCTTTTTGCCCATCTTCACCTTTTTGTCCTTTATTTCCTGGAGTACCTTCTTCTCCTTTCTGACCTAAACCCGTATCTCCCTTTTGTCCATCATCACCCTTTTGACCTTTTTGCCCTTTAGTAGAGTTATCTTCTCCTTTCTGACCTTTACTAGAGTTATCATCTCCCTTTACTCCCTTTTCACCTACTCCAGCTTGTCCTTTTTGCCCATCTTGACCTTTCTGACCCTTATCACCTACTTCACCTTTCTGACCTTTAGGACCAAGACCACTAATATTAATGGTTCCTGTCATACTTCCATGATATTCGCAAATATAATACAAAGTATTAGGTGCATCATATGGAACAGCAAATGTTATAACACCAGATTGTGTACCATTATTTGTTACTCCTGAACTATATGCATCATTACCAGATCCAGTATTTTGAGAAGTTTTAATCCAGAATGGATGACCACTTGCATTTACTGTAAAGGTATAAGTAAATCCTCTAATCAATTCAAGAGTTGGATCAGCAGCACCATCTATAGTGTAATCACTTGAACCTGAAGCTGTTACATTATAATTTCTTGCACCTAGTTGTCCTTTCTCACCTTTAGTACCTTTCTCACCAACTTCACCTTTTTGTCCCTTATCACCTACTTCACCCTTAACACCTACTTCACCCTTCTCTCCTTTAACTTCTTCACCCTTCTGTCCCTTAGTAGAGTTATCCTCACCCTTTATTCCTTTTTCACCTACTTCACCTTTCTGTCCTTTGGTAGAGTTATCTTCTCCTTTCTGTCCTTTAACAGTACTAGGTTCACCTTTATCTCCAGTATCTCCTTTCTGTCCTTTTTCTACTTCACCCTTTTGCCCCTTAGTAGAGTTATCATCACCCTTTTGTCCTTTAACATCACTAGGTTCTCCTTTAACACCTTCTTCTCCTTTTTGACCTTTATTACCTTGTGCTTCTACATCACCCTTTTGACCTTTCTCACCTTCTTCCCCTTTCTGTCCTACTTCACCTTTCTGACCCTTAGTTGAGTTATCTTCACCTTTTTCACCCTTCTCTACTTCTCCCTTCTGACCTTTATTACCCTGTGCTTCTACATCACCTTTAACACCTTTATCTCCAGTATCTCCTTTCTGACCCTTAGTTGAGTTATCATCTCCTTTCTGTCCTTTTTCAAATTCACCTTTTTGACCTTTCTCTACTTCTCCCTTCTGACCTTTAACTCCTATTTCACCCTTATCACCCTTGGTAGAGTTATCATCACCTTTTTCACCCTTCTCTACTTCTCCCTTCTGTCCCTTAGTGGAGTTATCTTCACCCTTTGTCCCTTTCTCACCTTCTTCCCCTTTCTGACCTTTCTCAGCTACTTCACCTTTCTGACCTTTAGTAGAGTTATCCTCACCCTTTATTCCCTTTTCACCTACTTCTCCTTTCTGACCTTTTTCACCTACTTCACCTTTAATACCTTTATCACCTGGTTCTCCCTTGTCACCCTGTGGTCCTAATGCACCATCACGGAATACAGATTCTGTTTGTGGTATTGGTTCTACAGTAATAATTCCATTATTTTGAGCCCACACTGCCACATTAAAGTAATAATCTCCAGAAAGAGATCCCATATTTCCATCTTCTCTTAAGAAGAAAGTTGGATTACTATCTGCACGAACAGGAGTACCAAGAACTTGATTAGAATTAAAAGCAGTATAAGTCCACCAAGTGTCTTCTTGATCACCATATTGATCAATACCCTTTATCCACACCTTACGCTGTGGCATATCAATTACAAAATGAAGCTCATTACCCCAAGTAAAACCACTTAACATCTCTGTAGCAGAATGGGTAGTCCAATCGAATCCCTGATTCATGGAGATAGAACCATAATTATCTGCCATTCCTACCCAGTTAGTAGAATAAGGCAATACATTTTGAGTAATTTGATTTTGAGCAGATTGAGAAGCTCCTTCTGTTCCAGTAGATTGATCATCACTAATATACCATCCCCAATAACCACCAGAAGCAGTACCAGCAACCCTAAATTCATAGATCGTATTATTATCTAATTTTACACACTTAATATCTTTATGAGCTGCTACAGCACCTATGGTAGCTGTATGACCATTATTTGAATATGTCCAACCACTAGAAGAATTAGCCGTATCTATTACTGGGCATTGTCCAATATTTGTCCCAGATGCACCTTCAACACCTTTTTGACCACCTACACCTTTCTCACCCTTATCATTTAATTCACCTTTCTGTCCTACTTCACCTTTCTGTCCTTTAACTTCTTCACCCTTCTGACCTTTGGTTGAGTTATCTTCTCCTGGTTCTCCCTTAGTGGAATTATCTTCTCCCTTTATTCCTTTCTCACCTACTTCACCTTTCTGACCTTTTTCTACTTCTCCTTTTTGACCCTTAGTAGAATTATCTGCTCCAGTTTCTCCCTTTTGACCTACACCAATCTCACCTTTATCTCCAGTTTCTCCCTTTTGACCTTTGACTTCTTCACCCTTTTGACCCTTGGTTGAATTATCTTCACCAGGTGCTCCTTTCTCACCTATTCCTACTTGACCTTTTTGACCTTCATCTCCCTTATCTCCAGTATCTCCCTTATCTCCCTTCTCACCCTTTTCAACTTCTCCCTTCTGACCCTTAGTTGAGTTATCTTCACCTTTCTGACCTACTTCGCCTTTTTGTCCCTTATCACCTACTTCACCCTTAATACCCTTTTCACCCTTCTCTCCTTTCTCACCTATACCAACTTCACCCTTTTGTCCTAGATCACCTTTTACTCCTATTTCACCTTTCTGTCCCTTATCACCTTCTTCACCTTTTTGTCCAACACCTACAGCACCTTTCTCTCCTTTGAAACCTACTTCACCCTTATTTCCTACTTCACCCTTATCACCATCAAGACCTTTTTGTCCTTTCTCACCTTTTGTACCATCACCATCAAGACCTTTTTGTCCTTCTTCTCCTTTCTGCCCTTTAAGACCTTCTCCTGGTTCTCCCTTCTGACCATCAGAACCTTTTGTACCGTCCTCACCATCATCTCCATCATTTCCACCTTCACCCTTTGCACCAGGATCAGGTATTCTTCTCCAGGCAACACCATCCCACTTCCAACTGGCATTACCATAAGTATAAATTTGTCCTACATACGGATTATCGGGAAAATCTATTGCCATAATTAACTGGGTTTAGTTGGCCAAGGAGGGTTTGCAAGGTCTGTGGTATTGGCAGGTAAATCTCTCAATGCCTGTCTATATGTAGCCCACTCAGTCTTCTTATCAGATGATAATGTACTATCTGTTGCTGATTGAGTCCAATCAGATTCAAATAATTTTTGATCTCTAGCGTCTCTCAAACCCTTTGTCCATGCTTCAGTATAATCAACTGGATCAAAGAATCCACCAGCATCTGTATATTTCCATTCAGGTCTTACTAAACACCAATTTGGAATACCAGCAAATTCACCACGATAAGTAGCACCAATAGCAACAAAATGATGTTCAGTAAACCCCATTTCAGCACAAGTTGGATTTTTGGTTGTATTTGCAAATCCTACTATAGTGGTTGCTACTAAACTAGTAGTATTATCAACTATAGCAAAATCTATGTAAGTAGATCCAATACCAGCTCTTATATTGGTCTGAACAGTATCAGCATCAGCTTGCTGTTGAAGATCTGTTTTTTTAAAATCGTCTAGAAAACTCATAATTAACTCTTCTTATATGCAAAAACTACAATTTGCCCTGGATTTCCATTATTTACACCAACAGGGTTAGACTGACCACCAACTCCTCTTCCTCCACCACCAGGAGTCCAGTTGTGACCACCACCCCAATAAGTTTCTCCACCTCTACCAGTTTCTCCACCAGAACCAGGAGTACCTTCACCACCATTAGAATTTATATCACCATATCCAACTCCACCACCACCACCAGCAACAAGAGAACCATTAATACCACCAACACCACCATCACCTGGATAGCCAGTTATAGCATATCCACCCCACTGACCAATGTTTGGATAGAACTGAGAATACTGACCATTAGATCCATTACCTCCACCAGCACCAGCAGCACCACCTTGACCAACAAATAAAGTACATCCACCGCTACCCATTTCTGTAGCAGAATATCTACGAATGGCTGTACCGCCACCGCCACCGCCTCCACCAGAGTGATTTACGTATTGAGATCCACCGCCACCGCCACCGCCTCCAGCAGTAACGAAAACTAACCAACTATCATAATTGGTAGTATCAAAAGTAACTGTTATAGTTGATGGTGTTGTTTGAGTATTCCTTACATATATGGTAAATGCTGGATCAGTATTTCCTGGTGAACCAGTTGATCCTTTCTCACCAGGTTGTCCCTTGTCTCCATCTTCACCTGGCTGCCCTTTATCTCCATCACCAGCATTACCTGGTTGTCCTTTTTCACCAGGTTGCCCTTTATCTCCATCACCACCCTGACCTGGCTGTCCTTTTTCACCTGGCTGCCCTTTATCTCCATCACCAGCATTACCTGGTTGTCCTTTTTCACCAGGTTGTCCCTTGTCTCCATCACCACCCTGACCTGGTTCTCCTTTTTCACCTTCTTGACCTTTATCAGCGTTTTGTCCAGGTTGTCCTTTTTCACCTGGTTGCCCTTTATCTCCATCACCACCCTGACCTGGTTCTCCTTTTTCACCTTCTTGACCTTTATCAGCGTTTTCTCCAGGTTGTCCCTTTTCACCTGGATCACCTTTATTAGCGTCTTGACCATCTTCACCTGGCTGCCCTTTATCACCTTCTTGACCTTTATCACCATCACCTGGTTGTCCTTTTTCACCAGGTAGTCCTTTTTCACCTGGATCACCTTTATTAGCATCTACACCATCTTCGCCTGGTTGTCCTTTATCACCATCAAGACCTTTAGCACCATCACCCTGTTGTCCTTTATCTCCGTCTGGACCTTTATCACCTTTTATACCTTTATCAGCATCTACACCATCTTCACCTGGTTGTCCCTTATCTCCATCATTACCTTTAGCACCATCACCCTGTGGTCCTTTATCTCCTACTTGACCTTTATCACCTTCACCACCTGGTTCTCCCTTATCACCTTTTATATCTTCTCCTTTCTGTCCTTTTATAGCATCACCCTTATCTCCTTTATCATTAGCTTCACCTTTTTCACCTACTTCTCCTTTTTGACCCTTATTACCTTTTTCATCTATAGCACCTTTCTGACCCTTTTGACCTTTCTCTGATACTCCTGCTTCACCTTTTACACCTTTTGCAAGAACATCACCATCATCACCCTTTTGTCCTTCTTCACCCTTCTCTCCTTTAAACTCACCTTTCTCACCTTTATTACCTTTATCTCCTTTAGCCGCAGCAGTTCCTGGTGCTCCTTTCTCACCTACTCCAATTTCACCTTTTTGACCTACTTCACCTTTTTCACCTTTCTGACCCTTATTACCTTGTGCATCTACATTACCCTTCTGACCTTTCTCACCTTCTTCACCTTTATCACCTTTAATACCTTTTTGTAGTACATCACCTTTTATTCCTTTATCACCATCTTCACCTTTCTCTCCTTTAAACTCACCTTTCTCTCCTTTAGAACCTTTATTACCCTGTGCTTCTACATCACCTTTCTCACCTTTCTGACCTATCTCACCCTTTTGTCCTTTTTCACCTTTATCACCTTTAGATGCGGAAGCACCATCTTCACCCTTCTGCCCCTTTGCATTCTGATCTCCTTTATCACCTTTAGATGAGTTATCATCACCTTTATTACCTTTATCACCACCTACACCTTTCTGTCCTTTCTGACCATCAGGATCACCCTTGTCACCTTTAGTACCATCAAAACCTTTATCACCATCAAGACCTTTCTGCCCTAAGTCACCTTTTTCTCCCTTTTGTCCTTTATCACCATCACCATCAAGACCTTTTTGTCCTTTAGTTCCTAGTTCACCTTTTGGACCTGGAACAGTTGAATCAGCACCTTGTTCACCTTTAATACCTTGAGATCCAGTTAATCCTTGACTACCTTTAAGACCGTCATCACCTTTTTGACCTTTAGGACCTGGATTAAGATTACCACCACCAGAGTTTGCAACAACCCACTGACCACTAGTACCATCAGCATACCATATCATCAATTCTCCAGTATCATCCTCCCACCACAATTCACCATGAAATGGATCAAGTGGTGGATC